CTCGCTGCAGCACGGCCGCCAAAGCCCCCAACCGCCGCATCCGGATATGCACTCGCCTTCCTAAAACGCGCCTGTCGCAGCCGGCGGAACATAGGATCAGGCCTGGTTTTGGTTTTCTCGCTGCGGCGCAGGTCAACGCTGAGATAGCGCTCAATGTCCTCCCGCAAAAATGAGCGGATTGCGCCGCGCTCCTCATCAAAACCGGTGATCATACGGTCGCCATATCGCCCCCGACTGTGCCGCCAGTTGCGCAGGCTACGGGTTTCACCTTTCCACAGAAAACGGATGCCGCCCTGCGTGCCGATTTTCTTTTTCCGACGTGCTTTATAGGCCGAACCGTCCGGGTTTTTCTGCCGGCCGATACGCTTCTGCTGATTGCGGCGAATGTCGCCAGCGATCCGGCGGGCCATGCTGCGGCGTGTGGTTGGTCTGGTAACACCGAGCACGTCCCGGATAATGGCGTCCAGCTCGTGAAACATCAGCACATCAGCCATTTAACCCGCCCTCCGTCTCATCAATCGCCACCAGTGACCACGGATCGCCCTGCGGGAACATGTCTCCGTTAACAGGCTCATCACGGTGTTTCACCTGCGCCCGGCCATCAGCCCCGAAGGTGACAATCACCATTTCGCTCGCTTTGATGGTGTAAAGCACATCGGCTGTATCGTTGTTCAGGATTTCAGCCTCAAACCTGATGCCTTCGCGACGCCGTTCCGGATTCAGCAATAACTCGGGCTGATGCCGGCGCGCCCATGCCAGAATTGGGACGGTCAGACTGTCGAGATCATAGGGGTAATCCATCGCCAGCACGTTTAGCTCAAAGTCATAACGGTATGACGCTGAAGCCGCGCCGCCGGCGCTGACTTTGCCACTGGTCGCATAAACTTCCAGCCGGTCAGGGTTGTCTTTAAACCACGGCTGAAACGCCACGATCATTGCCCTGAGCAGATCAGCCTTTAACATATGACGCCCCCGCCCTGATGCCGTCTGCCTTCAGCAGTGCGGCCTTGTCCTTATTTGCGCTGTCGAGAGCGTCCAGCAGCGCATCGTTCCATTCCAGCGACTCACCCCACGACAGACGCGGGCCGGTCATGCGAGGTTCAGGCACTGCCGTCGCCTGCAAGAGCTCCGCCGGCAGGTGCGGACACTGTGCGGGCACGTAAACGATC